TCAAATCAAAATTATCATCTAATGTTATATCTTTAACTGCCATCTCCTTGTAATATTGTTATGTTTTCTATTTCTAATTGTTGTGTTGGAACTAATGGAGTAACTGATGTAAAAAACGAAGCCAAAGGAAACGTTCCACTTGGTGCTAAAGTAACTATTTGACTACTGCAAGCAGTTATTAAATCATTTACCTTATTTTCTAAAGCGTTTAATTTATCAGTTAATTCTTGAACTTTCACTAAACCATCAAAGTTTTTACCGTTTAAATGTACTTCGCTAACTTTGCTAACTAAAGACACATAAGCCGAACTATCACTCAAAAATGATACAACAACTATGCTGTCAACTTCGGGAATCAATAAAAATCCATTATCAATATTTGCCATTAAACGAACGTTAATAATATCAGCATCATCATTTAAAGGCACGCAATAACATGTTAAAGTTGTTAAATCAACACTATCAACTGTGCAAACTTTAGCAAACCCATCGTTATTTGGCTTAACTAAACTCCTTAACGCATCTCTTAAATCTTTACTCATTATCCTACTTTTGCTCCTAATGTGAATATTTGATGATTTCCAGCATCGACACTATAAACTCTTTTAACTTTCTTAATCAAAAATGTACCATCTCTTTCAGGTAATTTTACACTTGTTAATTTTACTCTATCTCCATGATTCATTACTGGCTCCCCAAATGTTTCAACGTCCCCTCTATAACCAGTGTATTTATTTTCCTTAATCCATTCTTCAGCTGCAAATTTTAAAGCTGAAGCATTCATATTGTATTTATGGATAGTAATTTGGTTTCCATCGGGATCACCAACAATAATAGGATCACTTTTAGTATTGTCAGGAAACATCGAAATTGCAGAACATTGTATTCTAACATCTTCAGCTCTTGACCATTCCAAAGTATCACTATTAATAATAACCTCCTCCATTTTAAAACTAGCTTCGTGTGTGATTGAAGCATCGTTTGCAAAACCAACGTGTAATACTCTAACTGGTTTATTTGTTTTAGCATCAATTACTTTTTTGCCTGTTGTTTTATTTATCTTATCTATAAAATAAGAATATAATCCATATTCAGATTTAAGTTTATCTAAAGCAGCAGCAGGAGTTGCATTAATCATTCTAAATTGACCTAAATCAATATCGTCTATTATATCGTATTCTATATCGTGGTCTGTTAAACAATAGTCTAATAATTCATCTAATTTAACACTAAATGGAATAATTTTAGGATGTTTTAATAGTTTACCTTTTTTTGAACGTTCAATTAAACCTACTTTTGATGGATAGTTAATAGTCCATTGTTTAAGCAAATACATTTCATCTTCGCACTCTAATACCGTTGGTACATTTGTTCCTACATTCTTAATATAACCAACAAAAACAGTTGTTATATTTGGAACATAGCCTATTTGTACTTCGATATTATCTCCACGTTTAAATATAGGATCATTACCTTCAAATAATTTTTTACCTTCAAATGTTAATTTTCTAGGTAGTGTAATTTTGCAAGTATCGGTTAAATTTTCATAACTACTTTCTATTTCAATAGAATGTACAAAATTAAAACTAACTTTTCTATTAGTACCTTTTGAAGTAATTGATATGTTACATTGACATTGTAGCATTAAAACATTGATTTTTGAACGTATGGAACTCTTTTTGAGAATATATCTTTTTGTTCAGCACTTACACTTAATTGAATAGGTGAATCAGATACCATATTAATATCAATATCAATTATATTTCTTGCTCCTTCTCTTTGACCTAATCTATATGATTCAATTACTACACTTGAAATTTTTAATTCCTCACAAAATGAACAGCTTATAGGTATTGTTAATGGAGCGTTTAAAAAAGCTACTAAAGCGTTTAAATCGTTTCTGTCAGGTCGTTGGTTAGCAATATCACCAACAATAACACCTTTTAAATTAATAATAAAATCACCATTACTCATGTATTCTTTAACCGTTCCATTTAATCCGCTAATTGAAGTTTTAACTATATTCTTAGTTTGGTTAATTTCAATTAAAGCAGTTTCAAAAGTAAATGGAGCAATAATAATAATACTATTTTTACCATATTCATTTGGCATTTCATAAGTTAATTTATTTACACTATCAGCTAAAAAACTAAATTCATCAAATATTGGTTGTCCAAATTTACCCTTTTTAGTTTCTATTAAAGTTGTAACATCAAATAACCCTTGTTCTTTTGCAATCTCTTTATAATTAACAAAAGCAGCGTGTATTGCAGTTTTAGCAGCCGCACCGCCAGCAGTTTTTAATATTAATTCAGCTTGCCCTTTTGTATTTGGTTTAAAATTATTATTCATTATGCCATTGCAATTAAATTAATGTCGTTTACTGCTTCTAATAGTGCCTTGCTAACTAATTCTTTCATTCTACCAGCTCCCTCTGTTAAATTGGTTGTTTGTATGTTTAACTCGTTAACTAATTTATCAATAGAAATATTTATTGCCTGTGGGCGTTGTCCCGTTACTTCACTTCCTGTTCCAAGTGATTTACCGCCTTTGCCACCATCAACACCTCCAGCCATTCCTTCAGCTCCCATTAAGGATGAATCCATCCCCTCTATTTTATCTTTATTTCTAAAATTTTCTATTCCCTTTCCATATCCTTTAAATGCCGCATTGCCAATATTGCTAAATGAATCTTTTAATAAATCAATACCTTTAGAAAATTGACCAATCATTATATAACCAATACCTTTTAATATGTTTCCAACATTTGAAAACGCTTCTTTTATACCATATATAAATCCATAAACAACACCTCTTACTTTTTCAAATTTATCATACAACATCATTAAACCTTCAACCGCTAAAGCAATCCATCCAATGATAGGAACAGATTTAATTGCCATTCCAATACCTCTAATACCTCTTGAAAGAAACGTAGCAGCAACAGCTGATTTACTCATTCCCATTGCCATTGCTCTATTTGCAACCGCAAAATAATAACTACTAATTGCTCCTATTTTTAATTGAATTATGTAAGCTGCCCATAAAGTAACCCCCATTTGTATTAATGGTAATAATGCTTTTATGACATTTATTAATTCTGAAAATACTTTTACTATTTTTATAATTAATGGTAATAATGCAGTTCCAATAGATACTTTTAATCGTTGCCAACTTGCATCTAATTTATTTAAGTTAGATTGCAAACTTTCAGAAGCATTTGCAGCTTGTTTTCCAAATCTTTTTTCTAATTCATTACCAAATTTAGGTAAAAAATCTGCCGCAACTATTTGACCTTTTTGCATCATTTTTCCTAATGCTTCGGTAGTAACTCCCATTGCTTTTGCAGCTATTTGAAAAGCGCCTGGTATTCTTTCTCCTAATTGTCCTCTTAATTCTTCAGCACTTACAGTGCCTTTACTCATCATTTGACCTAAAGCAAGAAAAGCCCCTTCTGTTTGCTCTCCACTCAATCCCATTACAGTTGCAGCTTCAGATACTTGTCTAAATACTTTATTTCCTTGTTCGCCAGCTAATGCAGTGCCCATTAAAGCTCCTGAAAACGTTTTATAACCTTGATACGCTGCTGTTATATCTAATCCTAATCTATCAACTTGTTCATTTAAAAATTTTAAATTTTTACCATCTCCAGTAGCTTTAATAGCGTTTTCTAATGATTGAAATTTTGCAGTTGTTTGAACTATATCTTTAGTAATATAAGCTGCTCCTAAACCAGCAAATAAATTTCCCGCCATTGATTTTAATTTAATCATGGAGTCGTCCAATTTCTTAGTTTCAACAACAGCTCCTCGCATTGTTTTACTAAATAAATCTTTTAGTCTTAGTGTGTATTCAAGGTTATTACTCGCCATCTGTTTTACTTACTCTTGTTCCGCTATATTCTAAACAATAATCCATTTCCGCTACTCTTTTAGCCCACTGGCTATCTGATAAACTTTCGGGATTTTCTCTATAAAAAAAACGGATAAGTGCATTGTTTTTTGCTATCTCATCCGTTTCTATTTTATTTTTATAATATTCTAATTTTTTTTTAAAGTAGCCTTTTGAACTTCTAATAAATCAACTACTCCCATACCTGCGCTTTCAATTGCATCATCGTTTCCAAGTATCAATTCTAAATTATCTCCACCAATATAAAGTGCTTTTAAACAACTTTCTATTGCCATATCAAATTTTTCTTTTGTGACTAAAGTACTAACTATTTTACGAGTTGCTTTGTCTGGTTTTTTAAGAAAAATAGTAGCAGTTTTAGATTCATCATCTGTATCTAAATATACTACCATTTCCCTTACTTTACCATGAATTGTAGCTAATTTTAATTTTTCGTCTTTTAATTCAATTTCTGTTTTCATATTTGTATTTTTTTACAAATATAATAAATAAATTATAAATATTGAACGTGTGACAAAATTAATTCTAAATCAACAGGGATTGAAGTATCTCCACTTGATGAACCTCTTTTATTATTCATAAATCTGCAATTTTTCAATACATGTTTACGAGTAATTAATGCAGCATCTAAGTAAATAACTATAATGTCAAATTCAGGAATATCTTGGATGCGACCTAATGGCGCAACAAGTTGAATATTCTCTAATTCTTCCATTAAAACAGTCATTTTAGCTGTTGGTTCTATTTTACCATATCCACGAGATACTGGAAAACGACCAGCTCCGTAAATATTTTCCATGCCTTGTTTTTCTTCGTATTCAATGTTTGTGATTCCGATAATTGGCGTTCCTAAAACGTTTACAACTATATCAGCCCACTCATATGATTTACCGTTAATTAACGGTGCTATTGGATATGCCATGTCTTTTTATTTTTTTAAATTGATAATGCGAAACCTATGTTAACTGTAATTGTATCAGCAACACCAACTGGAACTAATTTAACTGCAATAGTTAATTCATTGTCAGTTAATACATCTTGACTTGGATCTATTATTACACTAAATGCTGATAGTTCAAAATCACGCTGCATTACTTCTAAAGCTCTTTCACATAAAGAATTAAAGAAACCTATTGTATCTTCACTTAAAGTACCATCAGCATTTACTACTAATGGACTTGCTAAAGATGGTAATAAGAAACTTCTTAAACCTTTGATTGCTTTGTCAATTACTCTATTGTTATA